GTCATGGCAAAGATACAGTTTGTGAAATACTGAGAGATCGGTATGGTTATACTTTTGAAAGTAGTAGTAAGTTTTGTAGTAAACTATTCATATATAATGACTTAAAAAACAAATATAACTATTTAAATGAAGAAGAATGCTATGCTGATAGACATAATCACAGAGCAGAATGGTATAATGCAATATGCAACTATAATGTAAAAGATGGTGCATCTCTAGGAAGAGAAATATTTAAAGAACATGATATCTATTGTGGATTACGTAACAAACGTGAATTCTTTGCAATGCAGAATACAGGCGTATTTGATAAGGTTATATGGGTTGACCGTAGTGATCATTTACCACCAGAAAGTATAAACAGTATGAGTTTACAACAATGGATGGCAGATCATACTATTGATAATAATGGAACATTAGATGATCTTGCATTTAATGTACGACAATTATTGACACATATTGATTCTTATAGTGTTAGTTAACTACTAAGATAACTACCGTAACCCCCTGGATAAATGGCAATCTTGTTAAATACATATAACATTATGTAAACAAAGAGGAGTAATGAAATGGCCTTAACGTCACCAGGCGTACAAGTATCGGTAGTTGATGAGAGTGCATATGGTGCACCAGGATCCGGTACTGTACCACTATTAGTTCTAGCTACTAGATCAAACAAAGCAGATCCAACCGGCGGATCGGCAGATAATATTGCGGCAAAAACTAAATCCACAGCCGCTGGCGAAGTAGTGAAAGTTACTAGCCAAAGAGAATTAACACAATTTTTTGGAAACCCAACATTTACCACAGTTGGCTCAACAGTTTCACAAGGAAGTGAAACAAGTGAATATGGTCTGTTAGCTGCATATAGTTATCTTGGACAAGGAAGCCAAGCATTTGTTGTAAGAGCAGATATTGATCTTGCACAATTAGAAAATAGTGCAACTGAACCAACAGCGCCATATAATATAGGCAACACAGTGTGGTTAGACACAGACGCTAGTAAGTATGGTATCCATCAGTGGAACAGCACAACTAGCAAATGGGAAAACAAAATACCAGCAGTACAGACTAATTATGATGACGCAGATATTGATGGTGATGTACATACACCAAGCGGCGCAAGTGCTGCAACTGACGGAACATTCCTAGTTGTAACAAACGTTGATAACGAAATAGCAAATAGCGCAAGTCGTAGTATGAGTATTGAATACTTTTACGGCGTAGGCGGCGCATGGGAATCACTAGATTCAGATACTGCTCTAAGCACTGGTGAAGCTGTAACTTATGATGCACACTATAATGCACCAAGCTCTCCAGTAGCAAACGATGTTTGGGTTAAAACAACACGCCCAGGCAACGGTTTGGCACTAGCACTAAGCACACACAATGGCACGGCATTTACAACAGCTACAGTACAAGGTATTAGTACTACACAAGCTGATGGTGCAGGAGCCATTGGTGATTTTGTAGCACAAGACGGTTCAAGCACAACTGCATTATCCGCAAGCACAGCTACAGTAGGTGCTTATTTGTTAGACCAACAAGCAAATACCAAAGCTACTGTTGTTATTAGAGAAGTTATAACAGCGGGTGCAGTAGGCGATTTAACAGCAACTACAGTATTAGGACAAGCTGCAACACCAACTAGAACACTAGCTACAGGTACATATTGGTTTGATAATACAATTGATAAGTTAGATTTGTATGTAATTACAGCAGGTGAATTTTTACCAAAGTCAGCAACTTATAGTTCAACTGCTCCAACAGGTGCTTCTCTAAATGATATTTGGGTTGATACATCACTAGCAGCAGAAAACCAAACTAACGAACGTGCTTATCCACACATCAAAGTTTATAACGGAAGTGCATGGATTTCACATGACAATACAGATCAAACAACTACAACAGGCGTATTGTTTGCAGATATTACAGACGCAGCAGGCGATGCTACTAATAGTGGTAATGCTACAGTTATTAGTGGCGGTCCAAACCCAGCAGTGTATCCAAATGGAATGGTAGCTGTTAATATGGGGCAGAGTAAAAACACAGTTCGAGCATGGAATGGAACTGCTTGGAGAAATGGTGCAAGCAATCATGCAGATGGTAGCGGACGTTTTGGTAGATATGCCCAACGTGGTGTTATTGCAACTGCAATGCAGGCAGTGGCAGCAGGTGCAGATCTTAGAGATCCAAGTAATGCATTTAGTTTAATTGCAGCACCTAACTATCCTGAACTAGTTGATGAAATGGTTACACTTAATAGTGATAGAGGCGAAACTGCATTTATTATTGTTGACTCACCAATGCGTAAGAGTCCAACAGATGTTATTAATTGGACTAATAATACAGGAAGTGCATCAGAAAACGGTGAAGATGGTCTGGTAACTAATAATACATATAGTGCAGTTTATTACCCATCTGGCAGTTCTACATTGCCATCAACTGGTGCATCAGTAATGGTACCACCAAGTCATATGGCATTATATACATTTGCATATAACGATAATATTAGTTTCCAATGGTTTGCACCAGCTGGACTAACACGTGGTGTGGTACAAAATGCTACTAGTGTTGGGCACTTGACAACTGAAGGCGAATTTAAAGCAATTAGCCTTACACAAGGACAGCGTGATGCAATGTATACAGCAAAGCTAAATCCAATCACAACTTTCCCTGGACAAGGCACAATAGTATTTGGACAGAAAACTTTACATGCTGGAACTAGTGCATTAGATAGAGTTAATGTTGCTAGATTAGTTGCATACTTGCGTGACAGATTTGATGAACTAGGACGTCCGTTCTTGTTTGAGATTAATGATGAACAAACAAGAGCAAGAGCAAAGATTGCATTTGAAAGATTCCTCGCAGACATTTTAAGCAGACGTGGACTTACAGATTTTGCAGTTGTTTGTGATACAAGTAATAACACACCAGCAAGAATTGATCGTAATGAATTTTACGTTGATGTTGCAATTGAACCTTCAAAAGCAGCAGAATTCATCTATATTCCAATTAGATTAGTTAATACTGGTACATTAGCCACTACTAACTAAATAAAATTAACATAATACTTAATAGGTCCTTTATTGGGCCTATTTTTTTGAGCAGGTTTTAATAAATACTAACAGCCGGTATAAAGGAGAAATTCGATGGCAGTTATCACAACACTTGGTGTACCAGACAATGCAGGTAGCACCACAACAATAATGCCCAAACTACAATATCGTTTTATAGCGACATTCATTGGGGCAGCTTTTAGCAGTACACCTACACGTAGTGTTATTAGCGCAACTAGGCCTTCGTTAACACACGAAGATGTAATTATTGAATCCTACAATAGTAGAATTTATGCAGCAGGAAAACACACATGGGATATGGTTACTGTAACCTTCCGTGATGATGTTGATAGTGTAGTAATTAAAGAAATGAACAAACAATTAAATATGCAAGTCGATCATGCAAACCAAAGTGCAAGCCGTTCAGGAAGTGCTTATAAATTCCAATTTATACTTGAATCATTAGATGGTGCAAGCCCAACACCAGGAGTGTTAGACAAATTTGAATTAGCAGGTTGCTATATCCAAAATATTAATTATGGCGATATGGCTTATGGTAGTAGTGAACAAGTACAAGTAACAGTAAGTATTCGTTATGACAATGCAGAAATTTATGATGCAGCAGGTAATGCAACACTAACTGGAGAAACACTTGATCAAACATTAAGTAATGCATCAGGTGCTGGTACACAGGGTTAATATAGAATATGGGATTAACTTCTAATACTGGCTTTTATAATGCTGCGGCAGATCATTTTGGTTCAGACGACCCTGTTACCTTAAGATATCCAAGGCAGAAGTTTAACTTTAGTATAGAGTTTATACTAAACGAAAATATCCCATTAATTGACGATAGTTATGGTAGGTCTTTTACGTTTCACAGAGTGTTAGGTATAAGTCTACCAGACTTTGACTACAGTGTTCAGAGACTTAATCAATATAACAGACCTAGATATGTCCCTACTAGGTTAGAAACAGGACCAGCTGGTATTACCTTTTATGATACAAAAGATAATCAATTTTTACATTTAATGATGGCGTATGCTGGGCATTATTTTCATGGTCATCAGCTTGACCCTAGGAATTTTAGTGGAAATAATATAATACAAGAACAATTTAGCACTGGTGCAGGTCAACCATTTGGTGCTGAATCAATTACGCATGACACTAGATTTATGTTTGAAGAAATAAGAGTGCATCAAAAAGATACAGCACAGGGTGGAAAAACAACTACAATGTATAATTGTATGATAAACAATGTACAGTACGATAGATTAGATTATAGTGACAGTCAACCAGTGATGTGGCAGGTAGCAATACAACCAGAACATGTTAACTTTGATCCATTGGGGGGTTCAGCACCTGAAAATAGTGTTAATGTTCAACAGGCAGCAAGACAACAAGCAGAAACTGGTAATACAACTGCTAGCACAATTGGTAATAGATCAGGGACAAATAAACAAACTCAATCAGATACAACTATAGCACAAACGTATACACCTCCACAAATTGGAGGAACTACCGTTGGTGATACTCTTAGATCACTACAAGAACAGCAAGGTGGACTTGTACAAGTCCCTACTATTACAAATATTGGTAAGCCAGTTAATATGCCAACCATTGGTGATGGTACAACAGCAGACGTTGACCCAGGTATGGTTATACCAAATGACTCTGATAATAGTGAAACAGCAAAAAAATTAAATAATGGCACAATAACATTTGCAGCTGGACCACAGTAAATAAATACAACATGGAAGATGATATTATATTAGCAGAGCTCAACGACGAAGAGCTTGTACTGCAAATGGGTGACGACCTCTACGATGGACTCAAGGAAGAAATTGAAGAAGGTACTAATATTCTATTAGAACGTGGATGGGAACCATATCGGGTATTAACAGAATCTTTAGTTGCTGGTATGACTATTGTGGGCATAGACTTCCGTGATGGTATATTGTTTGTGCCTGAAGTGCTACTAGCCGCAAACGCAATGAAAGGTGGTATGGCAATACTCAAACCATTGCTGGCTGAAACAGGTGCACCACAAGTTGGCAAGATGGTTATTGGCACAGTCAAAGGTGACATACACGACATTGGTAAAAACCTAGTAGGTATGATGATGGAAGGCGCCGGCTTTGAAGTTGTTGACTTAGGTATCAACAACTCAGTTGATGCATACCTCGATGCAATAGACGAACATGAGCCAGACATATTAGGAATGAGTGCATTGCTTACAACTACTATGCCTTATATGAAAGTTGTTATTGAT